TTCCGAAAGAATCATTCCCGCTATTCCTCAAGGAATGTGAATTCAGATTTAATTACGGAACCCCGAAACAACAACTAAAAACACTAAAGGAGTGGGCTGATATTTAGTGCTTATCTACTACAGCCCCCTTTTTTTTACATGGATCCACCCTACTGGCAAACCGAGGGCTATGGCGTGCCCTTCCCGTTCCAGGAGTATGTCGACATGGCCGAGCTGATGCGCACGATCAAGGGCAAGGCCATGATCAGCATCAACGACCACCCGGATATCCGCAAAGCCTTTGAAGGCCTGCCGATGATGGAGCTGGATATCACCTACACGCTGGCCAAGGGCGCACCGTCCGATAAATCCGGCGAACTGGTGATCACCAACTGGGATGCGGGCGGACTGGGTGGATTGTTCGATGGCGTTTGATATTGGCGCCACCATCGAAGCCATCGCTAAAAAACACCTGCGCCTGGACACGCTCGAAACGCGCAACGCCGACAGCCTGGACTTCCACGACCATGCCGTGTGGCAGGTACGCGACGCGCTGCAAGCCGCCTACGATGCCGGCGCAGATAGCAAAAAAGCCGGAGAGTCCGGACAGCCTGAATAATATCGAGCAATAACACCACCTGCTGTTCTATCCCCGCGCTTTACAACCAAGGCCGCGACAGTCTCTCAGGCTTTCACGGCATGCTTTCCGGCATCAACAACGCACCGGAGAGACTCCATGGCACAAGATTACCACCACGGCGTGCGCGTCACCGAAGTCACAGAGGGCACACGCCCGATTCGCGTGATCAACACATCCATCATCGGCATGGTGTGTACGGCAGACGATGCTGACGCCGCCGCCTTCCCGCTCGATACGCCAGTTCTGACAACCAATATCCAGGCATCTATTGGCAAGGCCGGCACCACAGGCACGCTGGCCAAATCGCTGGACGATATCGCCGACCAGACCAACACGCTGGCCGTGATCGTCCGGGTGGCCGAAGGCGAAGGCGTAGACGCCGCAGCGAAAGAGGCGGACCAGAACACCAAGATCATCGGCGGCACGGTCAACGGCCAATACACCGGCCTCAAGGCATTGCTGGCTGCCAAGGCGCAGCTGGGCGTACAGCCGCGCATCCTCGGCGTGCCCTACCTCGACACCCTGCCGGTTGCCACCGAGCTGGTCGGCATCGCGCAAAAGCTGCGCGGCTTCGCTTACGTCCACGCCAATGATTGCGCCACGAAAGAAGACGCCGTGGCCTACCGCGAGAACTTCGGCCAGCGCGAAGTGATGGTGATCTGGCCGGAGTTCCTGACATGGGACGGCGCTGCCGCCTCCGCTGCCTCCCCGATTGCCCGGGCGCTAGGCCTTCGTGCCAAGCTGGATAACGAGATCGGCTGGCACAAGACACTCTCCAACATCCCGGTCAATGGCGTCATCGGTCTCAGCAAGGATATCTTCTGGGATCTGCAGGATCCTGCCACCGATGCGGGCTACCTCAATGCCGAAGAAGTCACGACCCTCATCAACCACGCCGGTTACCGCTTCTGGGGTTCGCGCACTTGCACCATCGACCCCATGTTCGCCTTTGAAAATTACACCCGCACCGCACAAGTGCTGGCCGACACCATGGCCGAGGCGCACATGTGGGCTGTGGATGCCCCGCTTAACCCTAGCCTGGCACGTGACATCATCGAAGGCATTAACGCCAAGTTCCGCGAGCTGAAGGCGCTGGGGTACCTGATCGACGGCCAGTGCTGGTTCGACCCGGAGCCGAACACCAAGGAAGTGCTGCAAAGCGGCAAGCTGTACATCGATTACGACTACACGCCGGTGCCGCCGCTGGAAAACCTGATGTTCATCCAGCGCATCACAAACCGCTACCTGGCTGACTTCGCGCAGCGCATCGCGGCAGTCTCTTAACGCCGTGAATAGCACCGACTGACGCCAAAAACAAACGCCAGAAACTGACGCGAACAACGAAAGGAAAACACCATGGCACTGCCACGCAAACTCAAGAACTTCAACCTCTTCAACGACGCCAACAGCTACCTCGGCCAGGTGCCCGAGTTCTCCCTGCCGAAACTCACACGGCAGATGGAAAGCTACCGTGCCGGTGGCATGAATGGCCCGGTCAAGATCGACCTCGGCCAAGGCGAGCTGGAAGCCGAAATGACACTCGGCGGCATCGTGCGCCAGGTGTTCGAGCAATATGCCTCTACGCGCGTCGATGGCGTGCTGCTGCGCTTCGCCGGCGCCTATCAGGAAGACACCATCGGCCAGGTATCGGCGGTTGAAGTCGTCATGCGCGGGCGGCATGAAGAGATCGACCTCGGCAGCGCCAAGGTCGGCGAGAGCAACGATGTCAAGGTCAAGCTTACGCTTAGCTACTTCAAGCTGACCATGGACGGCTTCACTGTGGTCGAAATCGACATGACCAACATGGTCGAAACCGTCAACGGCGTTGACATGCTGGCCGAACAGCGTGCTGCTGTCGGCTTGATGTAAACAACTCACCCATTAGCCACAGAGCACACAGAGGCCACAGAGAAAAACCGGCATTGGTTTTGACCTTCTCTGTGTGCTCTGTGGCTTTAATTTCAACACATCAGGAGACTACCCATGAGCAAAACCCTCAACACCGTCATCGACCTCGACCAACCGATCAAGCGCGGCGAGACTGAAATCAAATCCATCACCCTGCGCAAGCCGCTCTCCGGAGAGCTGCGCGGCGTGAACCTCACTGATCTGCTGCAGATGGATGTCAGCGCCCTTGTGCGCGTGGTACCGCGCATCAGCGAGCCAACGCTCACCGAGCACGAAGTTCAAGGCATGGACCCTGCCGACCTGTTCCAGATCGGCACAGGCGTTGTCAGTTTTTTGCTGCCCCGATCGATGAAGACAGTGGCCGGGCTGCCAGAATCCACACAGGTTTAAAGCGGCTGGAACTGCCGGAGCGCATAGAAGACATGATGGCCAACCTCGCCACGCTCTGGCATTGGCCACTGTCCGAAATGGACAGGATGACGATCGAAGAGCTGGCCGACTGGCACGAACGCGCCCGTGTGCGTAACAACCCGGAGAACAACTGATGTCTCAACAACGCATGAAGCTCGAAGTCTTGCTGGCCACCATCAACCAGGCCACCGGCCCGCTTAAAGCCATCACCAAAGGCAGCACAGAAACCGCCAAGGCATTGAAGGAAGCCCGCGCCCGCCTGCGCGAATTGAACGACACGCAGAAGAATATGGACGGCTTCCGCAAGCTGGATAAAGACATCGGCATCACCGCCAACCAGATGAAGGCCGCGCAGCAACGGGTCAAGGAACTCAAGCTGGAGATGGCCGCCACCGGCAAACCCACGGCTGCCATGACGCGCGAAATGAACAAGGCCGTTAAAGAAGCCCGAAGCCTCAAGGATCGTCATGGCGAACTCATCATCAAGCAGCAGCAGCTACGCACCGAGCTTAACGGCAGCGGCATGGATACGCGCAAGCTCGCCGAACACCAGCGCACCCTCAAGACCGATATCGCCAACGCCACGTCTGCGGTTGAGCGCCAGACCGCCGCGCTCAAGCAGCAAAGCGACATTGCTGCCCGCATGCATGCCGCACGCGCTGCACGCGACAAGGGGCTGCAGACTCGGGACCAGATTGCCGGCGCTGGTGCCAGCACCATGGCCGCAGGTGTTGCCATGGGGATGCCCATCATTAAAACGGTGAAGGATTTTTCCTCAGTCGAAAGCGCCTTGACTCAGCTGAAAATATCGATGATGGATTCTTCCGGCAAGATATCTGCCGGGTTTGACCAGATCGCCCAAAAGGCGGAAGACCTGGGCGGCAAGTTGCCCGGCACAACGGAAGAGTTTGTGCGTATGTCAACCATGCTGAAAAACCAGGGCATGGCCCCGGAGGACATCATCAATGGGGGTCTGGAGGCCTCGGCATATCTTTCCGTTGTGATGGAGGGCGAAAAGGAACGGACGGCCGAAATCGTTGCCAAGGTCAGAGAGGCGCATGGCTTAGCCGGGGATCAGCTGCCGCAGGCGGCAGACTTGATTAAGCGGGCAAATACGGGGTTCGGTTTAACCGAAGATCAGATCTTCGAGGCAATGAAATATGTTGCGACTGACCTGAATGCGAAAGGGATGGTCGGAAACATTGACTACATGAAACAGTTCCTCGCCATTGAGGGCGTCATGGCACAAAAGGGGCTAGAGGGTTCCAGCTTCGGCACAAATTTTTCCCACATGCTGAAATCAATGGCGATGGCAGAAAACAAGCTCGTGGGGGCGAAGGGTGCCGAAGGGCAATATGTGCGCGGCTTGCTTGAAGCCAAGAATATCAAATTCAACTTCTTCAAGGACGGGCAGTTTGCCGGCTTTGAAAACATGGTGGCCGAGCTGGAGAAGCTGAAGGTTTTTTCAGATCAGGATCAGGAGCGCATCCTCAAAAAACTGTTTGATACCGAAGGGATGCGACCCGCACTTACGCTGCTGAAGGAGGGGGTGTCCGGTTTTAAGGAAGCCATTGCCACAATGGATGCGCAAGCGAGCCTTGAAGATCGAATCGAGATAAGCCTGGGAACCCTGGCTAACACCTATGAAGCAATGGGCGGCTCGGCCAATAAGCTGAGCACAACGTTGGGTGCGGTGCTTGCGCCAACCCTTAAAGAAACATTCGAGACCGTTGGTAGTGTGCTGGAAAAAATCACGGAATGGGCAAAGGAACATCTGGTACTGGTGGCATTCATTTTGAAAACCGTCGCTGCGCTGGCGATCCTTAGCATTATCATCGGTAGCTTGTTGCTCGCAATCGCGGCCATCATGGGGCCGCTGGTGATCGCCAGATACGGGTTCGCCCTGCTCGGCATCAAGGGCGCTGCACTGGTGCCTATACTCAAGGGTATCGGCACGGCCATCATGCTCATCGGCCGCATGCTGCTGCTCAACCCGATCGGCCTCTTGATCACCGGCATCGCCGTTGCCGCTCTGCTCATTTACAAATACTGGGGGCCGATCAAGGGCTTCTTCAGCAGGCTGTGGGATGCCATCACCGAGCGCTTCAATCGATTCATCAAACCGATCAAGGCAGCGCTCTCCGCGGTTGGAGAATGGTTCGGCAACAGCAATGGAGGCCCGCAACTGGCTGGCGCCGGTGCCGGCGGCGGCATGGTCAGCGTTAAACCGGTGGCGCCAATCCGCGCTGGAGGCAGCTCGGTGCAGCATAACAACTACTCTCCAAGCATCACCGTCAACCCGTCGCCAGGCATGAACGAAGAAGAGTTGGCAGCTAAAATCAAACGCGAGATCGAGAACGACCGGCATACATGGATGGCGCGTAATCGATCCTCGCTGAAAGACAGGGAGTAAACCGCCATGATGATGGCTTTAGGCTTGTTTGTTTTCGGCATGGATACCCTGCCCTATCAAAAATTCTCGCACGACATGAGCTGGCGGCACCCTTCTTCCGGCCGTGTCGGCCTGCGCCCGGCAAGGCAGTATGTCGGGCAGGACGACGAAACCATCACCCTCTCCGGCGTGCTGCTGCCGGAACTGACCGGCGGCGATGTATCGCTCGACATGGTGCGCTACATGGCAGACACCGGCGAAGCCTGGTCACTTGTGGAAGGCACGGGGCGAGTCTATGGGTTCTTCGTCATCGAAAAACTGAAAGTGGATCGCGAGATATTCTTTTCCGACGGCAAGGCCCGCCGCATTGAATTCGGCTTGAGCCTGGCCCGCGTGGGCGATGACGAACTGGACAAGATCGGCGCACTCAGCGATGCCATCATGGATTTTGTCAGATGACATTAATGGCTACACAACCCGCGCCGATCTACAGCATCCGCATTAAATCAGGCAGCATGCTGCGCGACATCACCGGCACCTTCTCCGGGCGTCTGGAATCGCTCACCGTCACAGAAAACAAAGGCCCGGAGGCCGACCAGCTGGATCTGGTACTGCTCGATACCGACGGGCAGATCGAGATCCCGCATCGCGGCATCGAACTGCAGGTGGCACTAGGCTGGGCCGAGACCGGCCTGGTGGATAAAGGCACCTTCACGGTCGATGAAGTAGAGCACAGCGGCTCACCGGACAAACTCACTATCCGTGGCCGCAGCGCAGACCTGCGTGCCGGGCTCACCACACAAAAGGAGCGCAGCTGGCATAACACCACGCTGGGCACCATCGCCCGCAGCGTGGCAGCAAGCAACGGCCTCAAGGCCAACAT